TGCGAATAATATAATTCCAATAGCAGCTACTGCAGACCACAGTCTAGCAGGGTCTCTGCATAAGTTGGCTACTAATGTCAATGATACTGCTATTGATATTATAAGACTTGACATGGTCTTAACCATAGATACTGTTAGAGCAGTACCTTTCAGCTTAAAGTTAGCAAATGCTCCTAAAGAAGCTAAGAAAGCTAATAGTATGCCTATAGCGCCTACACCCTGCCACATTCTTGTCGGATTCATATTACCCAATAAGAATACGGTACCAGCAATACTAATTAACAACTTGCTCATTCCAGTGTAAACATCTTTACTTTGAGCCACCTTACCTGGCTTTAATTCTTTAGATGTAAGATTGAGAACTGAACCTAAACCAGCAATCATTAACAATAAGATTGTTACTACTCCAAGACCTTTCTGTAATACCTCGTTGCGCATATGTCCTAGAATATAAATAGATGCGGTTATAGCTAAGAGCATCAAAGCAATACCCTTAAATACACTAGCAGCCTTCTTTGTCTTCTTGCCACCTATGCTTCCTTTATTGATTGACCATATTATCATTTCTAGTGCAGCAAATATAGGAAGCATTCGGATTAATCCTTCTCTTACAGTTTCCCAATCCATTTCGCCTAATTTCTTAAGCGCTAACACAGTAACATATAAACCAGCTGCGAAACCGAGTATAGTTCCAAGACTAGGTAAAGCAGTAGCAGATTCAACACCTAATAGTTTAACCATTACAAGCATTCCTGCTGCAGCGGCTAATATAACTATCATGTATTTAATAGCATCACCAAAACCAACATCTTTAAGTTGTTTTATAGCTAACGCTATCATTAACAAACTAGCAGCAAGACCGAACATAGTCAAACCAATACCACTAATACTTCCAGTAACACCCTTTTTTTTATCTGCTGTGAACATAGCTGATGAATCACTAAGTTTTTGCAGAGCTATAAAGCATGCTGTTAAAGTTATAGCTAATCCAGCAATGATACCGACAGCGGTCGCTAAATCAGATAATGGTACATCTTTTATAGTATGAATCAGCAAAGCTAAAGAAGCACATAATATACCAACGCCAATTGCGATAAACATTACTTCCTTGGATCTTAGCATTCTGCCGTATTCTGTTACAGTTTTCGCTACTGCTCCAAGAACATTGTTGAATGTCTCTACTGGGTTTACTGCTTTAAGAGCTTTAACCATTCTAGTGAATGACCATACTGTAACTAATGTTCCAGCACCATCCATGATGGAATCCATATCGAAACTTCCAAATATATTAGCAAATATATCTGTAATTCGATTCTTGAATTCACCGGCTCCCTGAGTAATAGCATAGTATTTCTCATGCATTCTGCCATTGAGCTCATCTAATTTATCGGCTAGACCGAATTCAACGTTTATTTTTCCATTGATATCGGAAGTTAACTTTTTCTTGAAATTATCAAAGGCTTTTGTAACGTTATCAAATGAGAAGCCGTCCATTTCTTTGAATGCTTCTACTAAATCTTTAACCGCTAAAACTAAAGACATTACGATTGCAGCCAGTCCACCAGCAACGACCGTAACTACCGTTTTCAGCTTCTCCCAAGCTTTACTAAATATACTAACTTTATTAGTACTATCTTTTATCTTAGGAGTGAGTCCAAGTAAATCATTTATTTTTGTAATGACAAATGCGATAGCACTCGATATTTTATCGATAGCGTCACTAATAAATGGTGATGACTCAAGCCAATCATGGAACTGAACAATGAGTTCACCTATTCCACCAGTCAAATCGAGTATTGACATATTAGCGTCACCGGTGACTTTGGCAAATGTCATTCTCACCAAATTTATAATGTCAACAAATACGATTCTGATTATATCCACAGCTGCGAATAAACCTTTAAAAGTATTTGTTAATTCGACAGTATGACTTACAATATCATTTTTAATAATACCGGATATACGATATAATACGGTAGCAATGCTATCTAATACATTTTTGCTATCTTTCTCACCACCAAATATTTCATCCCATGCTTCCTCAATGGCTGATTTCACCCAACTCGCTATTGAATGTATATTATAAAATGTTTTCTGAAATTTCTCAGCAATACTCAACTCAGATGTTGATTTTCTAAGATTTTTATCAATAGCGTCTGAATTATCATTTAATGCTTGTGATAGGCTATCTAATGACTCTGAAGTAGCAGCATTCTCTCCGGATAAATTCGCAGTAACCGATGCAATATCATCGAGAGTCAGCTGATAATCCTGGCCCTTATTAACAAGTTCCTGAATTACCGATGCTTCGTATCCTAAATCTGTAAGATTTTTTCTTCGTACGTCGTCATCGCCATACTTGCCCATCCATACATCATGTACAACAGCACTGTATTCTTCGAGAACCTTATTGAGATCTTCTTGAGACGTTGCAGTATCAGAAACTCCACTTTTAAGCTCATTTATTTTTTGCTCAAATGCATCAACTGACAACCAGCCACTATTCAAAGAATTTTCAAATGAACCAGTGCTAGCTATCATCTCGTCAATGCCTATACCATTATCTCTAGCCATTTGAATAAATGAGTCTCTAAGTTTATCTGAATCGGCTCCTAACAATTTAGATATGTTAGACCATTCAGTGGCTGTCACTTTGGTTTTCTTTTCGACGCCCCATATCGAGTCATACATATTTATGACTTTTTCATGAAGGCTGTCAATTGGTTCGTGTAAGCTATTAAGCCATGATCCTAAAGCAGAATGATCTAATTTACTGAATAGGTCGTCAGCTATATGGATAAGCTCCTTAGCCATGCTAACCATAGATCCGATAAGAGTTTCCTCACCCTCTTTAGGTTCTATATCTTTCTTCAGGGCATTTACATATGCTCGTATTTTGTCTAAGAATACGATAAGATCGCCTTTATTCTCAATCAGAGGTGTATAGAACGATTGACCAATCTTAGCGAATGCAGCTCGGATATTTGCAGTTACACCGTTAAGTGTGTTGTTAGCGTCTGATGCGTGATCTGCAAATTTATCGTACATTGCCTCAGAGAATGTCTCAAAATCGACTAATCCATCTTTAAGGCCATCACGAACTTCAGCTTCACTTATTCCTAAATGCTCTGCAATTACAGCAGCGGCATTCATTCCACGCATCTCAAGCTGTCTCAACTGCATGGTCATTAATTGACCTTGACCTGCAACTGTAGAGAAAATGTTAGCTATGTCAGAATATTCACTTTGTGTCTGAGCTGCTACACCAGAAATAGCCTTCAAAGCTACAGCCATACTATCTATAGTTGTTGGAGCTCCTGTATCAGGATCTAGTGCTTCTTTAAAAGAATTACCGATCTGTACACCAGAAGCAGCCAAAGTAGAAGCAGCTAAAGCGGCCGCATCCAATCCATAAGCAGTGTTAGCAACAGCGAAATTAACTGATTTACCAACCGAATCCCAAGTTAGTCCAAGACCTTCGATCTGGAACTTTGCTTTTTCAATATTCTGGGCTCTGTTAAGACCTCCGCCGGATATCATGTTTTCTATGGCATTTCCGGCATTAGCTAAAGCACCCATAGCAGATGTCGTCAAATTATTAATGACTGACGCACCTATGATTCCCAAAGTAGAGAATCGTTTTTCGATAACATTTATGCTATCTTCTATATGAGATAATTTAAAAGAATTAGCAACTCTTTCAAAATTCTCAAGTCCTTTTGCAGCGCCTTCGAAGTTAAGAGACTCTTTCAAGTTCTTCAGAGACTGCATTGTATTTTTTACTTTTTGCTCAAATTTTTCATTGTCAAATTTTATTCGAACAACCTTCTCATCAACTGAATCACTCATAAGCTCTTAACCTCCTTTCCAACGCCTTCAATTATTTCATTGAATACTGGTTCTAGCGCAGGTGTTATAAAATCATTTCCTTGAACAAATGTACCTCGTTTTGTAGAATGTCCGTTAACTAGTAAGTCGATTACATTTTTTCCATTTTCTATATCTGAGTTACACCATATAAGTTCTACAGTGTCCCCATGTCTTTCGATTTTATAATACCATGAATTAGAAGCTAAACCAGTATATACAGGCGTCGCTTTTTCCAAAGCTTCGACACCCATTTTTCCATATTTATCGAGATTGCCTAGATGAACAACTTCTAGGGCTTTCTCTAAAAAACTGTCAGTTTTTGACCAATCCCCCTCTGCTTTAAATGAAATCATTCATCGATACTCCGATTAAATATAATTACTTAGCCATTTTCATGACCTTATTGTAGTCCAAACCCTTAGCAATGATCGCATTCTTCAATGTTTCACCAGTTCCAAACTGTCCAGACTTAACCTGAAGAGCAACCTTGCTGTAAACTGAATCGTCTACTTCTTCCCTATTTTGAATTTTCTTGTCATCCTTCTTAGGCGATTCCTTTTCGGGCTCAACTACTGTAGTTGCTTCTGTTTCAGCTACAGCATCATTGATCTTCTCTTCAGTCTGATTATTTGTATTTTCTTTGTTTCCCATAATCTTAACCTTTCGTATGTAATGCTTTCTTTCGAGCTTCGTTCAGTGCTCGATTTTGACTCATTGTTTCATTTATACCCATCTTCTTTTTATCTGGGTTATTCTTT